ACTTCTGCGGCAGCCGCCCGGTTGTTCTGTCCGAGGCCGCCCAGCAGATTGCCGAGCCCGCCGTTTGCCAGACTCATCGCGGCGCCGCCGATGCCAAAGCCCAGCGCAGTCCCCGCGAGTCCCTTGCTTGCGTATTCCATAAAAAAATCCTCCGGTAAAAGTAGTAAGCTGGCCAGCTCCTACTCTCATTCTGCCGCTTTCCCGGTTTTTATGGGGGACAGTTCCGGGACATCTGTGTACCATTTGTGGGACATGCTTTCCTCTTAAAAATTTTCCCAGTACCCCTCTTGACTTCTACACATTTTTGAGTTTATACTAGGGGTGCGGAGAGATCCGCGAAAGAATCCTGAAATCTGGCACCGCACGATCCGCGGCACAACCATTTCAGGAATCTACAGAGATTGAACGTCGCCGTTCATCATCTGCCCATGAAAGCGGAGATCCCTTGCCGTTAAATAGGGAGCTAAAAAAGCGGAAATCCCTTGCCGTCAAGTAGGGAGCCAAAAAAGCGGAAATCCCTTGCCGTTAAGTAGGGGCTTAAAAAATCATGGGCAACTAAAAGCGAGACTTCTGCAGTCTCGCTTTTTCTTTCCCGGAAAGGTCGAATCTTGGAGAATCTTTTTATCTGCCACATCAGTGAGCGCTATATTTCCTTCCTCCATTCCCGTGACTTCCGTGTCCCGTTCAACAAGGGCCAGCGTCGCCCCTATGTCGGCGTTGTTCTCACTGTCGGAAGCTTCCGCTATTTCGTCCCCATGGAATCCCCGAAGCCAAACCATGCCAATCTAAAGCCCGGCAAGCACATCCTGAAGCTTGACGGTGGACGCCTCGGTCTTCTCGGCTTCAACAACATGGTCCCTGTTCCTGATTCTGCGATCCTTGAATACGACATTTCCGCAGAGCCGGATGTGAAGTATCGCAACCTGCTCCTGAACCAGATCGAGCATTGCAACCGTCAGAAGCTTGCCATTCTGGATCATGCCAATCGTACATACTACGATGTCGTCAATGGAAAGAGCAGCTTCATCTGTAAGATCTCCTGCGACTTCCGCGCGCTGGAGCGCGCATGCAGATCGTATAACCCGAACTATCGTCCGAAAGCCAATCCCGGAACATAGAAAAAGCGCCATGAGCCGTTGCTCATGGCGCTTTCTCTTTGTCCGTTTTCCCTACCAGACGGCGGGCGATATTGTAGATGTGCGGCAGGCGGCGGGAGATGGTTTTTCGGTCGACGCCGATCTCGGCGGCGGCGTCCAGCTGCGGGAGCCTGCGCACGATATAAAGATTCACAATCTGCTGATCGATTTCATCCAATAAGCCCTCGTCAGTGACGCGCTCCCAGTCGCTGCGCGTGAGGTGTTCCAGCTCCTTCGGCAGAGCCAGCCGCGCAGTTATTTGCTGTCACTCCCTTCGGCCCGCCGTCCAGGCAGGTTTTATCTCATGGCAGCAGCCAGTTTTTTCAGGAGATCATCGCCGTACTTGTAGTCGGCGAGATATTTGATCGTGTTGTCCGCAAGTCCTGCCTTTGCCTTGATGGTCTTCTTGGCGTCCTCGACGGCCTTGTCGACGGTTTCCGTGTCGTAGTCCACCCACGGGAGCTTGCCGTGCTTCTTCCATACACGGCTGTTGTAGCCGCCCTTTACGCCGATGTTGCCGACGCCGGTGATCTGCACGCCATTATCCCAAATGGGCGTACACTCAACGGCCAAGCCGTCTCCGATGTACAGGCCCCAGTGGCCGGGCATCCACAGGCCCTCGCCGGGAACGAGCTTATCCCAGCCGGACGCGGATACGTCCCTGCACTTGGCGATCATGCCGTCGGCAGAGACATCCGGGACAGCGTTTCCAGCGTAGCGTGCGCCTCCGTGGTAAGCATTCTTGTTGCCGTTCCAGCCCCACAGGATCCCCTTTGTGAGATTCACGCAGTCAAAGCCAAAGTAGCCCTTTCCGATCAGCCCGCGGAATCTGGCCTGCTTTGCGGCGTCGTACCAGTCCGGGTATTGCTTTGCCTTCTCAGTGATGATCCCATCCGTGACCGGAGAGCCGAAGCAGCCCCACATGTACACGGTTTTGTAATTCTTTGCAACGTCGATGTGCCGCCTGACGAGCTCGGAGGCTTTCATGATGCTCATTTCTGCGCGTCCTCCTGCGGTTTGCTTGCCGCATCGATGGCGTCCTGCGCTTTCTGGCTCTGTGTGCCAAAGTAAAACGCGATCACGACGGTGTACACCATCATAAAGTCCTGCGAGATCTTCCCGGCGACTGCCATGTACGCAAATACCGCCGTCAGCACCAGCGTGACGATGGATTTGACGCTCAGCAGATTGCCGAGCCGCTTCTTGATGTTTTCCATATGTATGCTCCTTTCAGTCCTTCAGCACGATCTCCGCGATGCGTGCTGCCGCTTCCGGGCCGTATTTCTCGGCCCATTTATCCATGTACTTCTGCGCGTACTTCGCGCGGTTCTCGTTCTTGGCCTTCCAGAGATAGAATCCGCTGGAAGCTGTTGTTTCAGCCAGCACCGCAAGCGTGATCTCCGTCAGGTCTGCGCCTGCCGCGCAGGCGATAATGAGCGCGAGGCTGACGAGCGCGCTGCAGATCAGCCACTTCTTGCTAAACTCCATTGCGTTCGCACTGCGCCTCCAGCTGGTGCAAAAACTTTTTCACATCGCCGTTGCCGCCCAGCTTGACGTATTTCTGCCCGGCAATCAGCCGTTCAGCCATTGGCATTTCCTCTGACATGATGGTCAGACGGAGGATCGCCAGATACTGCTCATCCTGATGCTCCTGCATTTTCCCGAGCTTTTTGTCGATCTCGGCGAGATGCGCCTCCTGCGTCGTGGCCTTTCCGCGCTTTTTCTGTATCGCGCTGACGACGGCGTTGACGACCGCCGTCAGCGCGGACGAGCCGAGCACGGCGCAGACGAGCGTGACGATGATAGTCTTGGTGTCCATGGTGTTCTCCCTTCCGCGCGATCAGATCGGCACGAAGCCGCCGTCCGTCCACTTTGCCCATCTTCGCGGCGCGGCCTGCGCGTGCGCCATCGTCAGCGTAATGGACTTGGACGCGCGCCCGTCCCAGTCGCGGTCGATCAGCCTTCCGCTGATGTATGCCGGATATTCATTCTCCTGTACCTTCAGATAGATCATTGCCTCTCCCTGTCTCTCCTTTCCTTAAAAGCACCATGCCGCCGCGATACCGTCCACCTCGGACGCGACGCTCCAGTCCGCTTCACCGCTCCATCCCGTTCTGCAGAAGCAGGTGGTGCTGCTGGTCCTCGGCGAGCGCAGATACCACGCGCTGTTTTTCTTCCGGTTCGCGGCCGTCTGGTAATACGCGTACTGCGTGCCCTCGCCCGCGTAGGAATGCGTCCGCGTGCCCTGCACCTCGATCTCCGACAGCAGGAACAGCGTGTCCTCCGTCGTGTCGATGGCCGAGCTCGCGCCGCCTGCCGTGGTCTTCTTTGTCACGGCCTTCATCGCAGTCACGACCTCTGCCGGCATTTTCGATTTGATCGTCTTGAAACCACCGTTTCCTCGCAGCAAGCATCCTGCCCAACCGCCGCTGTTGCTATCGTTGTCGTTCATCTTATACTGCGTCGCGTAAGTCGTGTGCATCTGGAACGTCAGCGGAGCTTTACCAGAGCCGTCGGCGTAGTCATCGTGGTTCTTGCCGATAATGTCGATTGCATAGGTCCTGTTGTTGATCGTCATGTTGCATCTGTCGCCGACGTTCCATGTGTTGGGAACTCGTTTCTCTTGACAGGCCTTAATAATTGCAGCCCAGCTGTTATTTCCGAACACGGGGTCGATCATGACCAAATCGACATTAGCTGTCCCAACCACAACATCTGCCGTCTTTGTTGTGCTTGCTGTCGTTGCTGTTACCGTCCATGTTCCAACCTCGTCGACTATCAACGTGCAGTTTCCACTCGCATCCGCCGTCCCAGAAACCGTCTTGCTACCCTTCGTGGCCGTGACGGTCGCGCCCGCGCTGGTCGTGACGACGATCTGCAAGTCGGGCGCGCCCTCGATGGCCTGCACCGCGCTCACGAACCCATCCGGGAACGCAAGCTGTGCGGACGTGCCGCCCTTCGTGCGGATGGCGTCCGCAACCGCCGTCAGGTCGGCGTTCAGCTGCGCGGAATCTACTGCTTTATCCAATGCCATCAGTAGTTTCCTCCTGTCCATTCTGGCAGCGCGGCAAGCACGTCCTGCACCAGCGCGGCCTTATCCTCCGCCGTAAAGTAATCCGTCCCCTTGACGGGCGTTGCGCCCGCAGGCCCCTGCGCGCCGGGATCGCCCTTGTCGCCCTTCTCTCCGCGCGATGGCTTCCCGGTGTCTGTATCTTCCAGATACCAGTTGCCGTTCGCGCCGATCGTCGGCGTCACGCCGTCGGCGCCCTTTGCGCCGGTCTCTCCTGGGTTGCCCTTTTCGCCCGGATTGCCCTGCGGGCCTTTGATGTTGACGCTGTCCGGGTTCGTTTTCCCGCCGTCGTTCGTCCAGCTGAGCGTCCCGTCCGCAGAGACCGACGGCGTGAATGTCGTTCCGGCCGCGCCGGTCCCTCCCGTCTCGCCTTGCTCTCCCTGCGGTCCCTTGTCGCCCTTATCGCCTTTCTCCCCGCGCGACGGCTTCCCGGTGTCGGTCTCCCCCAAATACCAGTTTCCATTCGTGCCGATCGTCGGCGTCACGCCATTTGCGCCTGGCGCGCCGTTGTCTCCGGCCGGACCCGTTGGCCCCTGAGGCCCCGCCTCACCCTGCGGACCCGTAGGTCCTTGCGGTCCAGTCTCGCCCGGTTCGCCCTTTGCGCCGGGATTGCCTTTGTCTCCCTTATCGCCTTTCTCGCCGCGCGACGGCTTCCCGGTGTCGGTCTCGCCCAGACCGACACCGCGTTGGGCGGCGTCCCGCCGTCGCCCCCCGCCTGGCCGGTGCTGCCCGTCTCGCCCTTTGCGCCGGGGTCGCCTTTGTCTCCCTTTTCGCCCTTTGCGCCCTGCAGCGGTCCGTTGTTGACCCACGCCTTCGTCACGCCGTCATAGATGTAAATGTCATACGGCGCAGCCGCGCCCACGCCGTAGGCGTCTCCGACCGCCGGATCCTGCACCGATGTCTGCAGTGCAGAGACCGAGCCGTAATAGCCCTTGACCGTAAAGCCCGTTCCCGTATCGCCCTTCGGGCCGGTCGGGCCTGCCGGGCCCTGTGGGCCGGTCTTCCCCTGCGGGCCGGTTTCTCCCTGCGGGCCAGTCGCGCCAGTGTCGCCCTTGTCGCCTTTCTCTCCCTTTTCGCCGGGCTCTCCCTTCGGGCCAGTGTCGCCGGTCGCGCCCTTCGGGCCTTCCGCGCCGGTCGCGCCGGTCTCGCCCTTCGGCCCCTGCTCGCCCTGCGGGCCTGTCTCGCCCTTTGGCCCCTGCGAGCCGGGTTCCCCCTTCGGGCCCTGTGCGCCGGTGTCACCCTTCGCGCCCGTGTCGCCCTTCTCGCCCTTGACGGTCTCGACGTCAAAATCAAATTCCTTGCCGTCCGACAGCGTCATCGTGTATGTCGCCGTCGTCCCGCTCTGCGATTTCTTCGTGATCGACGTAATGCTCGCGCCTGCCGCTCCGGTGTCGCCCTTCGCGCCCTGCGGCCCTGTCTGCCCCTGCGGGCCGGTCGCGCCGGTCTCACCCTTCGGCCCCTGCGGGCCGATGACCGAGCCGAGGTCTATCACGCTGCCGTCCGTCAGCGTGAAAATCAGCTTCCCCGCGTCCGTGACCTCCACGGCCTTTACCCCGCGGGAGATCAGCCCGCCGATCGTCACCGTGATCTGATTCGGAATTTCTACCCTCATACCTGCTCCTTACTCCACGAATGCCCGGTTCCCGCTCGCCAGCGTCGTCTTGTCGCCGTGCGTGTACCGGATATCGTAGGTGTATTTTCCCTTCGTGAATTTTGCCGTGACCGTCGCGTCGAAGTTCAGCGTGACCTGGTCATTCTCCACCTTCGCAAAGCTGAACGTGTGGACGGTCTGCCGCGTATCGTCCAGAAACACGACCGCCATGCTGTCCGTCGTCCCGATCGTGACGGCCTCGCCGTCCTGGTCCTTCAGGTCGAACCGCAGCACGATCGAGAACGTGTCTCCCTCGTACCATCGCAGCACCCCTTTGTCGATCCTCGGGCTCGGATAAGCCCCCGGAATTGGCGTCGCCATGCCGCATCCCTCCTTTTCATCCAGTGTAGCAGACCCCCGCGCCGGATTCACCCCACGCCGCAAAGCAAAGGCCGGGGCATCTGCCCCGGCCTGCGGTTACTTGTACGGATTGTTTTCTTCTTTCCAGCTCGTTCCCATGGCCGCCCAGAGCGCGGCCTTCTGCGCCTTTGTCAGGTTCATCCCATCCAGCACGGTCTGGATCCGTTCCTGCGAAACTGTCTGCGTTCCGAACTGCTTGAAGTACGTCTGCTTGTACTGCATGTAGGCGTCATAGCCGACGCCGTCCGCTGCCAGCGCGTCCATCTTCGCCTGCTCCTCGTCAGACGCCATGACGGAATAATAATATGCCGTCTTCGCGTTCTGTGGGATGTCGTAGGCGTACAGCATGGCGAGCTTTGCATTCTTGTCGTCGACCTTCTTCATGGCGGTCACGAATGCGTAGCTTTCTCTCTGGTCGGTTCCGCCCTCGGTCATGCCCTGATAGGCGGCGGTCTCCTTCGCGGACAGCGACTTGAACCCGCTCTCCACCCAGCTCTGTGCCTCTTCCGTCGCCGTCTTGCCGAACAGCAGCGCCTGTGCCCAGCTCTTCGCCCGGTCTGCGGGATTGTCGTTATACACGGGATACTGTAAGATATCGCGCCCCTCGTTGTCCACTGTGTAGCTGCCGCCGCGAGCCGCCGCCGTCGCGCCCTGATACGACTTGCGGATCTGCCCGCCGCCGAACGGCGTCGCCAGATACAGGCCCGGCTTCAGAAGCTCGTTTCCGATGGTCTGTGCCTTCTTCGCAGGCGCCATGTCCTCGTTCTTTGCCAGCAGCGCCTTCTCGATGTTTCCGAGGTTCGGGATGGCCGACGTCACGGCGATCCTGCCGCTGTCAATGTCCAACCCCAGCGCCTCATCCACGCCGAGGATCGTCAACGCCTGCGTGCCCGGGAACTCAGAAATGATGTTCCCCTCAAGGTTCTTGATCGCCTGATACGTGCCCGGCTTCTCTTTCGTGAAGTCCCATTTCCCGGATACCGCCGCCTGTACCGTGTTCGGCAGCTGATACCCCGTGAAATCTCCGACCGTATCATTGATGATATCCAGCGGATCAAGCGCCGCGCGCCTGCCCACAATGCTCTCGTAGAACTCATTGTAGATCCACGCGCCGATGAGGAATTTGAACATGGCCTTCGCCAGCGCCGCCACACCCTTCTTCCGCTCCTCCTGCGCCATATCCTTGAATATCCAGCTCAGTTCGTTGTTGACCTCCAGCTGGAACTGCGTGAACAGCTTCACCAGCGGGTTCCGCGCGGAATACAGCGTCGGCGTCGAGCCTTTGCTGCGGTCTGCCATGACGCCGGAGGCAAACTGATCCGCTTCCTGCATCGCGCTCATCTCGCTCATGCCCCGCCGCAGATTCTGGTAATACCGCGCACGGACGACGCTCCCCGTCGTAAACGTGTCGATGGATTCCATCAGCCAACCTGCACCGGCGGAGACTTTATCCATCGTGCTCATGGCCAGCCGCCCGTAGCCGCTGCGGTTGTTGATGAACGTCGACGCAGAATCCAGCCCGTCAGCGGTCTTGTAGTTTTTCAGCGTATCCCACATGCCGCGCAGCACGTCTGTCGTCGACACCTGGCTCCATGCCTGCGTGATCGGAATGAAGTTCGTGAGCGCCGATCCTACGTTTGCCGCGACCATGTTCGCGCCCACGCGGGACTCGAATTTCTTCATGACGTTGTAGAATCGTCTCCCAAACGTCTTCTCCATGCCCCGGTCGAGCCGCGACTTCTTTCCCGCCAGCAGGTTTGTGTATTCGTCCAGCTCATCCACAAAGTTCGAAAGCCCATACCGTCCCTCCTTCGTCAGGTTCGTCACCTGCTCGTTGGCCTCGTCCGGATTGAGGAACGGGTTCATCATGATCGCGTCGATCCGCTGTTTCAGTCCCTCATCCGACGCCCGGTACCGGATCTGCGTTGCCAGCGCCCGCAGCCGCTGAATGTCCGCCGTGTGGAAGATCACGTCCGTCGCGACCTCGATATACCGGTCAAAGCCCTGCAGCGCGTCATACGCCGTCGCGTAGCCGAGTCGGTTCTGGATGTTCGCCATGTACCGGATGCCGGGTTTGAAGTTTGCCGTAAGGCCGTTGATCGTCGCCGGCAGCGGCGACACATCGCCCTCGATCCCGGCCGCCCTCGCGAACTTCTGCAGAATGCTGCCGCCTTCCTCGTTCTCCTGGAAGTGTGGGAAATATCCCTGCAGATAATTGACCGGCTCATATCCATTCTCAATGCGCACCCGATTCATATCCTGAAACAGCTTGTCGTAGACCTCATGGAAAACCTTCACGGCTGCCCGCACCTTGCCGAGATCCAGATTTGGGTTCTGCTTCTTGAATTCCTGAATGGCCGCGTTCCACTCGTCAAACGTCATCCCCCCGCGCCTTTCGACGCGCGGATGCTGCTTGAGATAGTCCCGGTTGAATTCCGCCTCGCCCAGCCACTGCACCGCATAGCTCTCGGATACCAGATTTCCCTTCCGTACCTGCCGGTCGAGCTTCAGCGCCTTGATCCTATTCTGCTGCTGCACGAGGTAATTCTTGCGTTTGCTCTCGTTCTCATGCACGGGCCAGAAATACTTGTTGATGAATTCGTTTGCCTTCTCGTCAGAGACCTTGCCCTTCCGCGCGATATCCCGGATGTTCCGCTCCATCGTCTCGCGCTGGTACTGGATCCCCATAACCTTGTCGACCCACTTGACGGCCTCGGCTTCCGTCAGCGCCTGCTCGGCAAAGTCCCGCAACCCCTGCTTGCGCTGCGCGTTCCATGCCTTGAGCTTCAGCGCCAGCATATCATAGTCAGCCTTTGCCTCGTAGACCTTCAGGATCTGCTGCCCGTTTTCCAGCCCTGACACATAATCCGGGCTCGTCTCCCCGCGCAGCAGCCGGTTCACGATCTTCTGGTCGGCTTCCGTCAGCAGCGTCTTGCTCTGCGCTTTCTCGACCACTCGCCTTGCGTCCTTCAGCTGCGCCCACATCTGCTTCGTTTCTTCCGCTGTCTGCGGAATAGCAAGCTTTTCTTTGGCCTTGTTCTGCGCGTCCAGATACCGCTGCGCCACGCGCAGCCCGCTCGTCAGCCGGTCAATGGATTCCGTGAAATTCGCTTGCTGCCACTTCTTGAAGCTCGCCGCCTGCGCCCCGTAGTATTCATCCAGTGTCTTCTGCACCTTCTGAATGCCGCGCGCCACATCGTAGATCTGCATCAGCTGGTCGCTCGGCGCTGTAATGTCTGCCGGGAACAGCTCCGGCGCCATCTCCTGCAGCTGCTGATACGCCACGTCCACCGGCAAGCCGTCCTTGCTGATCGTCAGCGTCCCCATGGCCGCCTTCCGGAACAGATTGTAGTCCGCAATATCCTTTCGGTCTGTCTCGGAGATCGAGATCTTCTGATCCCTGATGAATTTTTTCAGGTCCCCGTACTGCTCGATATACTGCTGATCCTCCTCCACGCCCGCCTTGTAGGCCGTTTCAAAGAGATCATTCAGCTTCGCCCGGTCAAGCTGCCCGTCCGTAAAGAACGACCGCAGCGCCTCCTCGGCCATCGGCCGCAAAACCTCCCGCTTCGCCTGCCCCGGCACGCTTAGATTCTCCGCCAGCTCATTCACCAGCCGGCTTTCCAGCCGCCGCACATACTGCGCCGCCTTCTCCCCCATCAGATCCCGATACCTCCCGTCCTGCGAAGAATACCTGATATCCGGGTTCGTTAGGCTGAAACTTCCGTTGTTTGCAACCGCGGACTTCACCTGCGCAGAATCAAACACAGCCCATGCCTTCACGCCGTTCTCAACCGCCTGAACCCCGTCGTATCCATGCCGTTTCAGCATCTCTACCATCCCCGGCGTATTGATCACCTGCCACATGAGCTCCGGCTTCCCCGCCTGTTCCCATACGGCTTGCAGTTCGCTAGGTCTGATCTGTAGCCGCTTCGCAAGATCCACATAATTCCCGCTGTATCCGCCGTCAGTGTTTCCAACATCCGCCGGATTCTCCACGCGAATATATGCCGGGATAATACGATCGACGTTCCCTGCGTAGATCGATGCCTCCGGCAGAATTCGCTTAACGCTGCGCGTCGCAGTGGAGTATTCTTCCGCGTACTTGATGTTTGCAGTCAACCAGATTGGTTTCCCGCCTACATCAAACTTCGTAAATTTCGCTCCGGCACCGTGGAACACCAGCAGTGGCTCGCCTGTCGTGTTCGTTGCCTTGCTGTCTGCGAACCAATCCCGGAACGCTTCTGTCTGCGTCTTCTCCCGCTCATCAATCAGTTTCTGCATGAGCCTCGGATTCCGCAGGAAAACGGCGTCCTTAAACACACCGCGCCCGCTCCCATCGTCCAGCATCGCAGAGACGGTCTCAAGGTTCTGTTTATCCCGCTCCGACGCCTGCCGCGCGCTGGCAGAGAATTTCCTCTTTGCCGTCTCTGCGGTAGTTCCAACACTTACAACATCTGAAAATTTTTCTCCGCGCAGGTTGACACTTTTGCCCTCATAGGATATACTACCTATAGAACCACTCCGCAGAAGGGACATGGGCATTTTGAAGCCCATGCCGCGAAGAAGCGGGATGGTTCTTTTTTCGTCTGCAAACAGAATGAAACTCCGCTTTATGAAGTTTTCCGGTGCCACGTCCTTCGAGTACGCGCTGGATACCTTCTGCATATCGTCAATCAGCAGACCATTTTCTGTTGGCCGCAGATCGAGGACACACATAATGTTCCATCCGTCCTGCGCCTTTATCGCACCGAACATCACGAGACGGCTGTTTCCGTACTGGCTTCTCGCATTGTTTTTGCTTTTCAGAATCAGAACCGGATCGTCCAGAATCTCCGGGATCCGCTGGATCTCGCGGATCGTCATTTCAGGATGCTCCTTCAGAATGGTGCTGATCTTTTCGCCGTTCATATAAATATCGTTTTCGATTGCCCCCAGCCCTTGCAGCGTCGCGCCGGTCTCACCCAGCACAAAGGACATGTCCTCCGGCATCCCGGACTTGTACCATGCTGACACTCTGCTTTTAAAATCCTGTGCAATCGACATCTTCACCGGCGGCGCTCTCGCGCTGCCGGATTTTTTCTGCCACTGGCCGACCTCCATCTTCACGTCCGCGCGCAGCTGGTTCGTGCCGTAGTCCGTTCGGTTCATGCCGGCGTAGGTGTCCGCGACGATCTCCTCGACGTAGGCGTCCGTGTCGTCGCCGTAGATCCCGGCGTAGGCATCCACATAGCTCTCAATCATTGCCTTTGTGATCTTGCCCTCGCCCAGCAGCCGCTTCTGGATCTTCGCCGCCATCTCCGGCCAGCGCTCGGCAAGCAGATGATACCCCTCGTGCTTCGCCAGCTCGAACGCAGAATACTCCTCGCTGTCTGCCCGGATGAGCACGGAGCCGTCCTCCGTCACGGCAGCGTCCGCATAAAACGTCTGCCCATCGATCTCCTGCGTCAGCTGCCCAGTGAAGAACCGCGCGTTCTGCACGCCCATCGACCGTAAGAACTTTTCCGCCGCCTGTATATCCTCGCTTCTGGTCTCTTGTCCCTTCGGCATGACGCGCACTTTTTGCGCATTGTTCTCTCCGAAACCGAGATCCGAAAGCGTTACTTCATCCCAAGCCTTTGCGAGATCTCTTGCACCCTGCGCTCTCTTTCTTCCGGCGTCAGCTCTTTGCTGCTGCGCTGTGCTTTGGCGAACGCCTCCAGCCTGTCCTTCGGCACGCTGACCAGCCTGCCCGACTTGTCCTTCATCAGTAGTCTCGATACTGCCATTGTTTACCCCTTTCTGCCCTGCGGCAAGGCCCGCTCGATAGGCGGCTGCCGCCACGTCCTGATTCATTCCTTCGGCGTAGCGCATCGCCCGCTGCTCACTCGCGCCGAGCCTGCCCTGCTCATAGACCTGTCCGAAACTCTGCGCATACTGCTCCGCCGGCATGCCCGTCGTGTTCCCGTTCAGGAAATACGCCGCCGTCTGCTCGTCGTAGCCCGCTCTCTGGGCCTGCGTCTGCAGATACTGTTCCTCCTGCTGCAGCGCGGCTTCATCGAGCGCCTGCTCCGCGCCCGCCGTCTGCCGCTGGGCATACTGTACCGGATCCAACTCTCCCATGTTCTCTGTCCCCGGAATTGGCGCAAATAAGCTGTCCTGGTCGTACTGCCGCTGCGCCGCCTGCTGTGCCTGCTGAACGGCCTGTACAGACTGTTGTGCGCGGCTCTGTTCCTGCTCCTGCTGATATTGCTGTGCAAGCCTCTGGTTCTCCTGCGCCGTCTCCGCCGCGCTCCTGTAGATCTGGAATGTCTTCTCGTCCGCCTCGGCCTGCGCCTGCTCCTGCCGGGCCTGTTCCTGCAGCTGCTCGAGCCTGGTCAGCGTCTCCGGCACGCGCGGCTCCTGCCCTTCGTCCACTGCCGCCTGCTGCTCCTTCGCCACCTCACGCAGCGTGTTCTCCACGGCCTTCTGCGTCACCTCGCCGCCATCGTCCACGGTCTGCTGCAGTTCCTCGGCCAGCTGGTGCGCCCGTGTGCCTTCTTCCTGCGCCATGCCATAGTCGATAACGTCCTGCACTTCGCCCGCCTCGATGACCGCTCTGGCCGTCTGCGTGACGTTTGCTTCTGTAATAACGCGATTCACACCAGCATAAGTCCCTGCCATCGCAAGGCCGGACAGGCCGCCCGCGAGGAACGAAAGGCTGTCTTCTTTTGCGAAGTCTCCGACCATCGCCGCCAGCGCCTGCGCCGGCGTCCTGCCCTCTGCGATATAATTTGCGTAGGCCGTCATGACCTCACCCCGGTCATGCTTCGCCACCACGTCGTACGCACGGTTTAACCAGTTGGACGCGATCTCTTCCGCGCCTTCCGACGCAAACGACCGCAGTGCCTTCCTCCACACGGCCTTCCCGCTCAACATGTTCTCGATGATATCGCCCACAGAATACTTTTCCGTGAAGCCCTCGATCGCGCCCTCGACGATACCGTCGACCAGCGCGTCCGCGTTGGACTTGCCGTTCTGGATCCCCTCATACACGGAGTCCGCCGCGACCTGCGATCCCATCACCCAGTTCATCGTCTCCGCGACCGCGTCCTTCGCCCCCGCACCGGCCACGCCGCCAAAGGTTCCCACGAGCCCCGTCGAGACCGCCATGTTGACCGCGCTGTCCAGCGCCGACGTGCCCGCCTGATAGAGGAACTGCCCCGTCGGGTTCATATTCTGCATCACGCTCTGCCGAATGCCGGAGGACAGGCGCGACGCGTTGTACGCCGGGCTGTAGATGTTCGTCGGCATATCCTCATTTTGATAGCCGCCCGCCCAGCTTGGCAGCACGCCACGCAGCGACTCCACATTGCCCAGTGCCTTCCCCGGCGCCAGCGCCGCAGAGAACAGCGTTGCCGCAGCTTTCCCCGCGAAGGATCCGCTTCCCATCTCCTGCGCCGCCTGGTCGAGCTTCTGCGCGTTGTCGTAGTCGTCCAGCACCTTCTGCCATTCCGCCAGCCGCTTGAGCGTGTCGTCGCTGTAGCCTTTTTCGTTGAGTGCCGTCTTCGCGTCGTACTTTGCATACGCCCGCACCTGATATCCGTTCAGTTCCTGCCCGCGGTACTGCCGGAGCAGATTCTGGTCTTCCTCGCTCAGGTTCCCGATCGCCTCCTGTGCCCGGGCCAGCACGCTCTGGCTGTCGACCTGCGCCTTGCGCTCCTTCAGCACGTCGATCTCGTTCTGCAGCTGCGTCACGCTCTTCCCATTTTCCGAAAGCCCGGTCCCGGAGAAATGCGTGTCCGCCTGTTCGATCTCCAGCGCCTCGATCTGCTTGTCCAGCTCCTGCGACGTCCGCCGCATCCCGCGCACCTGATCCCGTTGCACGGTCTGCGCCGCTTTTGCACGCCGGTTCTGCGCATCCACGTCCCCCCGCACCTGCTGCGTGGCCGGCGCAAACCGGCCGGCCAGCAGTGCGCTCTGTCCCTGCAGCGCCAGTGTCCCAAGCTTCAGCCCCTGCGCCGCCTCCACGCCGCGCAGATAATTCTGGTACGTCCCGTACTGCGTCTGCATCGCGGAAGACCGGCTATATTCCTGCTGCGAGACCTTCCCGCTGATAGCCGCCCCCGCATTCTCCGTCTTCTTCTCCCCGCTCGCCCGGCCCTTCAGCGCGGCCCCCGGCTCGATCTGCGCAAGCTCCGCCTCCCGCACGGCGTTCTGGTATGCCATAAACGCTGCATACTGCTTATGCAGCGGATCGTCTACGGTCGTCTGCGTGCTCTGCGCGTTCTTCCCGTAGTCCGGGTTCGGCAGGCCGTACTTGCTCGCGATCTGGATCTGCTTCTGGTTCAGCGTGATTCTTCCGCCGCGATAGGCGGAGGGAGCCTGCTGTGTGCTGGCTCCCTGTCCGCTGCGGATGCTCTCTGCAATCCGCTTTTGTTCCTCTGTCAGTGTGATTCGTCCCATGCTTCCCTCCGTTACCGCTGCCGTAGATACGTCGCGCCGTAGTATTCCAGATACGCCTTGAACGTATTGGACTCCAGCGCATTGTAGCCCTTGCTGTTGAGGTAGTTGTCCAGCGTCCGGCTGTCCAGATATACATTCGGGTTCTTTGCCCGGTACGCCTGCGCCGCTTTTGCAAGCGTGTTGTTCTTCTTGTCGCTCAGCTTTGAAGATGAACTGCTTCTCCCACCGCCGCCTCCGCCGCCGGATTTCTTCGCCGCGGCCTGCTCCGCCGCCAGCGCCTGCAGGTAGGCTGCGTTCTCGTTGTTTGCCTTCTGCGCCCAGTAGTCGAGCATCGTCGCCCACTGGCTCTGGTCCAGCGACCGTTCCGAGTTGTACGCGCTCCGCGCATCCGAAAGATCCGAATAATAATCGCTGACCGTATCCCGGTACCGGCCGTAGTCCGTATCCTCCCGGCCCTTCACGAGGCTGTACTGGTTATAAAGGTCCGTCCCCTCATCCTGATACCGCTGATATGCCTGCTGCTGCAGCTGCGGCACGATGTCGTTGAGGTTCTGCAGATACGCATTGTACGCCTGCTGGCCTACCTGCTCGCCGTATGTTGAGCCATAGCCGCCCGTGAGTGCCGCCGCCTGCCCCATCGTGTCCTGCATGGCAAGCCGCCCGAGACGCTGGTATTGCTCCCTGTACTGCTGGTACATAGGATCCGTCCCCATGTCATAGCTGAATTTCTTCCGGTTCCGGATCTGGTCATACAGGCTCGTCAGCTCATCGTCCCAGCGCGATTGATACGCGCCCGGCTTGCTGGCCTTGACCTGCTCCAGATACGCCTGCGCCGCCTGTACGCTGCCCGACGGCGTGTACCCGCTCTCCAGCCCGTTCAGCTTGCTTCTCGTGTAGTCCGACACGCCGGACATGGTGTAAGGGCTGTTCCTGGTCTGATAGCTGCCGCCGTAGTTCCTCGTCGTCTGGTTCTTGTTCACCAGCTGCGACTGGTAGCTGCCGTCCGCGTTCACGCCCGTGATGCGGTACGTGCCGCCGCCGGTCACGACCTCGTCGCCGGCCGAAAGCCCTGCCGGGGCCCTGCCGCCCGACTCTACTCGATATACGCTCATAGTCTCACCGCCTTAAAGCTTGAAATGTGTCGCGTACTGCTTCGGCATGTACGCCTGATTGTAGGCATTGAAGTACCCCTGATAGTAGCTGTTGTACTTCGCCGCCTCGTTCGCATACTTCGTCGTCTCTCCGTTGGCGTCGCAGATCTTCATCCCCAGATACCAGCGGTATATCTCATCATACGGCCACGGGATCAGAAGCTGTGTCTCTAAGTCCACGTCCTCCCCGTAGCCCGTAAACGGCTCCGGTTCCTTCTCGTGCTCGTGCGTGCAGATGATATCCCGATACACGATTCCGTCCAGCTCCGACAGCCACCGGACCTTATCCGGCGTCTCGTACTGGTTCGACAGTAACCGGCCGACCGTCTCGATCGCTTCCCGAATTTTCATTTTTCCTCCTTACCAAAAGAAGGGGCATTTCTGCCCCTTCCTCTGCTTCCTGCCGTCATGGGCATTCACTTGTCAGTTGTCCGCCTGCGCGCGGCGGAAGGCTTCCTCCTCCGCCATCCGCGCGTTCATCAGGACTTCATACACCGGCAGCGGGACCTGCACGTCCTTGCCCTTCGGCACCATGAACGTCCGGCCGTTCACCGCCACAAAGCGGCTCTGCTCCTCGTTCTCCTGCCCGCGGGGCAGGTAGATCGTCTTCATGACGTTCCACACGTCTTCCTGGTTTGCCTGTACAGCCGCCGCGGCGGTCTCTTTCGTTGCCATGCTATGTGCTCCTTTCTCAGTTCGCCTCGTCCGTGCCGGAGTATGCGCTGCAGCTCTCCACGCGGACCATGCGGTCCTCGTACAGCAGCTTCGCCGCCATCTCGGCCTTGTAGCCGACGGTCGAGAACTGGTTCAGCGGGCCGCCGATCTCGTCCTTGCCCTTGACGATCATCTCAAGGTTGCCGCCCTCCGGGTCGATCATCTTGTATGCGTCCTTGCCGAGGAACAGCGTCGCGTACACGCTGTAGTAGGTCGCAGGAGGCGAGCCGCTGTCGCCGGCCGCGCTCTTGACCGGGCAGGTCGAGTTGTTGAAGATCTTCGCTTCCGTCGTCTCGACAAACCGGACGCCGTGCAGCTCGCCGATCTCACCCGAGAACAGCGGCGTGACGTCTGCATACTTGTGCGCCTCGACCCAAGCGTCCGAGGACCGCAGGTCGTATGCGACCGACGGATGGATGATCGCGACATACTTGCCGTCGATCTTCGGAGCCTTCATTTTCTTCAGCGTCGTCACGGCCTTGTTGACCTCGTCCGGCGTCAGCTTCGCCGTCAGGTCGAGGCCTGCGCGGCTGGTGACTGCCGTATGCGCGCCGCCCGCTGCGACCTTGTCGCAGTACTGCACGTTCGAGCCTGCCACGACCGCGTCGCGCACGCGCTTATCGATGGACGTGCCGGCGGAAGCGCCGAGTTCTTCGGTCGCACCCAAGATGACGTTATCCAGCGCATGCAGCTCCAGCTGATCGGAGACCGTCACATACAGGCCGATCTGCTTGATCGCGCCGGTCGTGCTGGTCTGGCCCATCTTCTGGCCGGTCGGGATGACGCCTTCGGTCAGCTCCTCCGCGTCCTTCAGCGTGTTCCACTTGCGCCACTCGACGGTCTTGCCGTGGTTGCGCGGCAGTGCCTGACGGCCTGCCAGCTGCGCATGCACGAGGTTCGGCCGCGCGTTCTCGAGCAGCTGCGTGTCGTAGAACGTCTTCATGGTCGGTGCCAGCGTGTTGGCGCTGTCAAACGCCGTAGTCGTGCCGGTGCCTGCGTTTACGTAGTTGCCGGTCGCGTTGACGAGCGTACCGGCGTCAGCAAAAAACTGAAATCCGACTTTGGATTTAAACATAGCTTCTTATCTCCTTTCTCAGGGGATCACTCGTTCCCCTCTTGCCGCGCGGCGGCGCATGTCCTCCACCTCCGCGCGTGACCAGTGTGTTTTCATCGGGACGTTCTCTCCGCCCGCAGCGCCGGAGCCGATCTCCTGCGGCCTTGCGCCCTGCGCCTGGATGGTCCGCATGACGTTCTCCCGCGCCTGGTTCGCCACCAGCTGCGCCTGTGCCTGTGCGATCTCCTGCTGGTGGATGACCTCATATGCCGTCTTCGGCGGCACGCCCGCGCCCATGAGCCGCGCAAAATCCGGGTTCTGCATCTCGGTCTCAAAGTCCGCGCCGTACCGCGCCGTCACATCCCGGGCAAAGTCTGCCTGGATCCCGGCAAAGGCTTCTCGCATCTGGTACTCCTGCAGCTGCCGCCGCATGGCCGTATTCTCGGCCCTGCCGGCGTACTCCTTTTTGAGGGCGTCCGCCGACATGCCCTTTTCCATGGCCTCCGCGCTGTAAAGCCGATCGTCAGCGGAAAAGCGCTGTGCCAGTGCCGCGAAGTCCGTCTTCCGCGGGTCCGACGTGTCAATCCCATAGAGCGCTCCCAGCTGGTCGATGATCGGCGCCATCGCCTCGGCCTGCCCCTTGTACTGGTTCAGCCCGCGCACGCGCTGCTTTACGACCTTCTGCACCGCAGAATCAAAGTCCTGCTTGTAGCGGCCCCGGATCAGACTGTCAAACGTTTCTTCCTGTGTACCCTGTCCCTGAGCGTCGGGGACGTTGGCCGGCTGCTGCTGCACCTGCGCCTGTGCGGCTGCCTCCTGCCCGCTCTGCTGACCGGCGGCGTCAGCTGCGTTCGTCTGAACGCTTACGCCCGTGAATTCGCCTTCCATTCTGTAAATTCCTTTCTGGCGTTTATTCTAAAATCATCGTAGCACAAACTTTTCCCAACTTCACCCCACGCCAGCCAGAAATAATCTCGCCGGAATGGGCCGCCGCAATCGTCGGTTCTTATCCCGGCTGCGTGCTTTCTTCCGACTTTTTGCGCGCATTCTCCACGATCTTCGGCTCCTGCGTCTCGCCGGTGTGGATCTCCGGCTTCTCCGCTGCCGCGGCGCTCGCCTGCGGGACTGCCTGTCCGCCCTCCTGCAGGATCTGCTGCGCCAGCCCCTCACCCATGACCGGATCGTACCGGTCTGCCAACGCCAGTGCCAGCTGCTGCCACTCGACCAGCCGCTGCTGCAGGTCCGCGTTCTCCTGGACCTTCTGGATGATTGAGTCCTTCCCGTCAAAGTCCATCATGTCGAGCGTTGCAAGCGTCTGGTCCACCATCTGTGGGTTGAAGAACCCCAGCTGGAAGAACTGCAGCGCCAGCTCGTTCTGCGCCATGGACGTGTACTCGCTCGCCTTCTGCGCCGAGACCTCAATGTCGAAGACCGGTTTCCGCAGCCCGTCCGGCTGTCCATTCGCGCCGTAGAGCGTCTGCGGCTGCAATCCCTGATTGCTGTACTGTACGAACTGCTCTGCCCCGCGCTGCCCGATGATCCGGAACTGCCGCGGCAGATCATAGAACTGCCGGATGCGCTCAATGACCATCCGGATCATCCGCGCGTAGGCCCGGTAAGCCGACTTTGTGGAGTCCTTGCTGCTCCGGCCGGACGCTTCCTGCAGCGCTGCAATGGCCGAGGCCGCCGTCACGCCGGAGCTCGTCGCGCCGTTGTTGACGTCCGTGTTTCCCGTTGTCCACTTGAGCTCCTCAATCTTGTTCTGCAGAATGGCGATATAATTGCTGTTGAGCATGTTAACCTGGATCGGCTGCAGACTGTCCTGCCCCAGATTCCCATCCACATGCACGAACGGCTTCGTCCAGTCCGCGAATTCCTGCTCATTGACCGACCCGTCCGACCGCTTGAACCACCTTGGCGTCGTTGTCATGATCGCGTTCTTCACGATCGCCTGGTTCATCCGGTCGATCTGCTCCTGCGTCGACTTGCCGATGTCGATATAGCCGTATCCCGCTATGCTCCCCTCCACCGGGAACAGCGCGTCGACCACGAACGGGTATTCCCCGTCGTCATACAGGCCCGTCTCCGCCATGGGCTTTCCGACCGGCTGCTGCACAATGCTCCCGTCTGGCAGCGTCAGCGTGTCATATTTCTGTTCCGTATCGTTCTCCGTCGCCTGCAGGATGGTGTCGCCCACCAGCTTCGCGAAGTGCAGCACCTGCCGTCCGTTCTGATATTTCTTGTAATACCAGTCCACCACCATCGACTTGTTGTCAAAATTGATGACGTCGTCCGTGTTGTACTTCTGCTGGATCTGCTGCTTGGAGTTGAGCTTTCCCTGCAGCTCCGGGTACTTCTCGACCAGCAGATCGTTGTCCACCATCTCCGTCAGGAAGATGTTCTTCGACTTCTGCAGATCCCGGACGCCCGGCTCCCAGAAGAAAGACAGAATATCCACCGGCTGCACCGAGATATCCCCGAGGCCATTGAGCTTCGAAGAATCCCACTTCACGTGCCAGATGAGCGTGCCCTGCTTGAGCTTCGTCCACTGGCTGTCCGAATAGACCTCTTCGAAGTCGTTCTGTTCCAGAATGACCGGCAGCACCGAGGAAAGCTTCGCCGCCTCCTCCCGGTCGTCCGGTTCCCGCGGGCGGATGGCAGGGGCCGGATAGGCCGCGATCGCGTCCGCGTGCTTGCCCATGATGACGTTGAAAAGCCACGCCGACGTCCACTTGTCATCCTCCGGGTTTCCCTTCTGGATCCGCTGCCAGCTTCGCATGCGCCACCAGTCCTCCGACGCAATGACCCGCGCCTCCAGCGCACTTTTGCCCTGCCGGTATTTCTGCAGCGTGTCCATGGCCTTTCTGGCCTGCTCTTCTCCGATGGCCTTTCGCGCCGTCATCCCGCTCGCCGTGTCATTCTGCATGGTCGTCTGCATCTGCTCTGTCTGCATTGTCCGCTTCCTCCTTCCGCAGGTCTTCCGCCGTGAGTCTCGCCACTTCGTTCTGGATCCCGTCCAGCACAAAGCCCACGATGACCGGCGGCAGCCCCGCCTCGTTGATGGCCTCGATCAGCCGCCCCCGCAGCCGCACCACTGCTTTTGTGATATTCATAGCTCCTCCTATCCGTTATAACTGCTGATTGCCCGGTTGAGCGCTTCCTTGAGCGCAGAATAGCTGTTTGCAAAGTACGTCGCTTCCAGCTTCGTTCCTGCCGATACCGTGCTGACGCTTCCCGCGCCTGCCAGATTCCCGATGGCGTTTGCCGCCTCGTTGTAGATGGCCGCCGTGATTGTCTGCCTCTGGCCGCCCGGACTTCGTTGATCTTCGCCGTCAGCCGGTTCCAGCTCGCCGCCGTCAGGTATGTCACGGCCTTCCCTGCCGCGATATACGCCGCATCGTCGCTCGTCCACGCGAAGGCCGCGATCTGCGCCTTCGTGTCTCCGGATACGGTGTTGGACGTCTTCGAGTCCGTCCCGGCCTTGTTGACGATCCAGAAGTAATACGTCGTGCCCGGATCCAGCCCCGAGACCGTCACCGGTGAGCTGCCGATCGACTGCGAGCCGATGGCCGTATAGCTCGTCTTTCCCCAGTAGAGCGTCCAGCTTCCGTACCCGCCGCCGTTTTTGTCCCACGTGACCGTCGCCGTGTTCTTCGTCAGCGTGACCCCGCTGATAACCGGCGCAACTGCCGTGATCTTCGTCTTGTAGTACACGCGCACGGCCTGCCCGCTCGTAATGGGGATCGTCTCCGTCGCCGCGTGATTTGTCGCATACCCTTCCGACGCGAGCCTGAAATACTGGAATTCATACTCCTGCGAATACGTCTGGTACTGCGTGCCGGACATGGCCAGGAAGAACGAATTGCCGATCGTGCCGGAGACGGACCCGTCTGACAGCGTGTGCTGCCCGTCCAGGTAGTTGTAGATCGGAATCGTCGTGGTCTTGCTCTGGTAGTAGACCTTGACAGTCTGCCCCTTCTGAATCGGGATCGGGTAGCTCGCGTCGTGCTCCGTGCTGTAATTCTGCGACGACAGCCGGAAGTACAGGAAATGATACTGCTGCGAGTACGTCTGATACTGCGTGCCCGCGGCCGAAATGTAAAACGTATCTCCGATATCGCCTTTGAAGGACCCGCTCGCCAGCTGCGTCAGGTTATCCAGGAAGTTTAGAATGCTGACCGTCGCCTGCGAGGTCGACTGTGCCAGCGTCCGCACGCTGATGGAGTTTGTCTCGGCGACAAGCGTCCCCGTGCTGCTGTTGTAGATCCTCACGCGGCAGATATACAGCGTGTCCGGTGTCAGACCAGTAATGACCCGGTGGGCCGTCGTCGTGCCCGCAGTCGAGTCCGTCACCGTCGCCATGACCTGTCCCGCAAGGATATATTCATATTTCCGTTTGTACTTCGTCGTTGACGACATGCCGGATACCGTCAGCGTGATGCTCGTCGGCGTACCCGATGCGCCGGACAGCGTTGCCATTCAGCCAGCCCCCTTATCCGAACACCGGCGTAATGCCGCTTACGCCGCCGGAAGCGGTAAACCGGATACTCCCGTCCGATTTTATCTGCATACTTGCTGTCCCAGCCGCGTTCTGCAGATACACATCGCCGCTTGTCGAGCGCACGCGCACCGCCGGGCCCGACAGGTCGACCGCATAGGCTGCCGAGCTGGAGGACGTAAACTGCAGACTTCCCTCCGCTCCTCCGATCGTGCCGTTCGAGAAGTTTGTGCCCGCGATTTCAAGCCCGTCACTGATGATGTTGATCTCATCCATGATCTGCTTGAGCTTCGTCTGGATGCTCGTACCGTCGAGCTTCAGATCCGTTGCGTTGATCGTTCCGCCGATCTCAGCCCCCGTGCACGTCAGCTTGCCGTTCGCGTCGACCTTGAATTTGTCCTTGATGGAAAGCCCGCTCGTGCCGAAGTACATGCTCGCGCTGCCCCCAAATTCGTTGGCCGTGCGGAAAATGCTGCTCTCCGAGATCGTCCACGGCCCGAAGGTCGAATCCGCCGCCGCCGTGATCGTCCCGGACAGCACCGCATTGTACGCCTCCAGCGTCCCGGACGGGAAGTGCAGCTTCTTTTCCGACAGATACGCGACTTCCTTTCCGTCCTGCCAGAAGCCGATCCTGTCCGGCGTCACCGTGACCAGCTCGTTCTTCGTCCGGTCAATGACGTTCTCCCCGCCGTCCGTCACGGTCGTTTCAATATTGCCCACGCCCACGCCGTACACCGGCGTCACGTCGTCGTAATACAGCAGCCCCGTCTTGATGTACTGCTGCGAATTGACGGAAAACTGATTGTTGACGCCCGCCGTGTAGTCATACAGCTGTTTGATGCCGACCGAGTTTCCCTCGATCGTCAGCTGCGTCTTCTCGAGATACTTGCCGAAGTCCGAGATGGCCACATAGCTGCCGGACAGCTTCGTCGACCACGTCTCCGAGTTTGCCGCCGCGAAATCCGCCGTCTTGATGATGAGCGACTTCAAAGCCGCGTAGCCGGACAGTGCCTCCTTCTTCTCCGCCTCCGGCAGGCTGTCCGCGTCGATGGCCTGCGAGATCTCCGTCAGCGTTGCCTTCGCCGACCAGTCGGCGAGGTTCAGCTGCTCCGTCACGCTGCACAGATACCTGCGCATGCTCTCCAGCTGCTCCTGCGTCGTCTTCCCCGCGATCGACGGGTATGCAAGTGTCAAAGATCCCATTACGCATCACTCCCTGCCTCTAAAACCCGCGCCAGACTGAACAGCTTCATCTCGCCCTTTCCCGTCAGCCGGAACTTCAGATGGTCACACCGGGCCGGGCGGATGGGCAGCAGGAAGGTCCTGAGGCCTCGCCCCTCGATATGCCCGCAGTGCCGCCAGATGCCATCGGAATCGTACTGCACCCAGAAGTCGACGCTCGACCCCTTCGGCAGCTGCATCCGCAGGTTGATCCGGGACACATACTTCTTCCCGACCAGCCCATACGTCATGATCCCCGTCTCCGCCATCCAGCCTACCGGGCCTTCCAGCGTCCCAACGCTGCCGTACACAGTCCTGAGCGTTCCATCCTCAAGGAAGTACAGCTCATCGTCCACCCGGGCAAAAGCTTCCGCGTGCGTCGCGTCCTCCCGGTGCCACAGGCCTTTTCTCGTGTCGTAGACGAACAGCGACCAGTTATGGCCTTCATCCTCCATGCTGATGAAATACTTCCCTCTGGCGCCGCCCGCGACGGCGTTGTAGTAAAGCGCCGTGCCGAAGCAGCTGCCGATCTCGCTTGGCAGACTCCCGTCGTACACGCAAACGCCCATCCGCGATTTGTAATACAGCCGGTCGTCCACCACGACCAGGCTCTTGCTTGACCCATTCTGCACGCCCGCGCATTTCTGCACGACCACCTGATGTGCCCCCGTCGCCGACGGATACACCCGGTGGAAGCAGTCCTCCTTGAAGAAGATCGGACTGTCGGCCAGCGTCGCCGCGCCGGTCCACTTCCCGTCCGTGCCGCAGCTCGCGCGCCACGAGTCCGTCGACACGCCCTGGTAGCACTCCCAGTTCTTAAAATCGCCCAGCTTGCAGCAGTAGATCTCATTGACGGTCTCTCCGTCCGCCACGCCGTACTTGCAGCCCCACAGCCGGTTCCCGCTCTCGGTGATGAAGTCCATGCTTGGGACCTTCCGCGCCGTCTTCACCGTCCCGCTCGTCACCTTCGTCGTCTCGTCGACGAGGCCGACGATCACGATATAGCTCTCGCCCACGTCGTACAGGATCTGGCTGCCGTTGAGCTTCTCGACCTGCTCGTTTCCGCTGAGGCCCGAAAGCTGAATGCCGTCATACTGCTTGAAACCTCGACCGATGCCATTGGCGGAAAGTTTCAGATACACCGTCGGCACGGATACCCACTGGCTCGTCGCCTCCGCCCACTGCTTGAGCGCGTGGAGCTTGCCGGACGTATCCAGCCAGTACTGGCCATTCGTCGGGTTTTCCGGCTGGCTGGCTTGCTTATAGCTCACCGTCAGCGCCGTCCCGTCGACGAGGCAGAGGGAAATTTCCACGTTCGAGCTCGCCGCGTCGACCACATTCTCCTGCCCCATGTACCCGTTGTCGGAGTACTTCTCGGTGTTGAAGTAGATCCCGTCCGGGAAGATGCACAGATATGCGCCCATGGAAATGAGCTGCTTCTGCCCCGCCGAGATCGACACGGACGGCATATACGCCTCCATCGAGGCGCCGTTGATATAAAGCACCTGGTCCTGCACCCAGCACAGCGCATCCTTCGCCAGAATGCCCTGCACGCCCTCGATCGCCTGCGCCGTCCCCCGCCTTGGCCGCGGCGCGAGCAGCGGATACTCGTCCGCCGACAGATTCTCCATGTCATAAAACTCCCCGTCCGCCAGCTCGAGGTTGTGGTTGTATCCGAGAAAGACTTCCGTCATCATGGTCTGCTTCTCAGTCTCCGTCAGTTGTGGTGCCAGCATGGCCTTACCTCCGTTTCATCATGTCCAGCGGATCAAAAAGGATCCGCTGCTCTTTCACCGCGCGGATCGGCTTGATCGGCCGCGACATGCAGAAATATCTCCATTCGTCCGCGACGTGGTCTTCCATCTTCGTGTCCAGGTCTTCTGCCCGATGCTCGTCATAGATCAGCGTCGGGATCGTCCGGATGAACGCCCTGCAGGTGTTGAAGACATACATCCGCGGATATCCATCCTCGTCAAACTGCAGCCGGTAGTGGCACTGCATCCAACCTGCAATGCGCTCATTGTCGCCAGGCGTAAAAAATACGCCGTACCGCGCAGCCGTGTCTGCGACCGATTCTCCGCGCGACGCATCCCAGATCGCGGGGTCCGCCACGCCGATGATGGTTTTCCCCTTGAGCCACGGGTGCTGCATCTCCGTTTTGTGGATCTCTTCAAACTGTTTGTCCGGTGTCCACTTTACGCCCTCGTTCGGCGTCCGCGTGCAGCCGTACAGCTCCATGATCCGGTAGATCGTCCCGTCATAGTCGACCGCCCACCATGCGCAAGAAAACGGCTTCCCGTAGCCAAAGTCGTAGCTCCGGCAGATCGTCCATCCGTCCGGAATCTCAAACGGCTCGATGACATGCGTCCAGCGCCGGTCCTTGTAATGCTCCGGCACGTCCCGGAAGTCCTCGAAGAACTGTCCCTCATAGACGTCCCAGCGTCCGTCCTTCCACGCTGCCCGCAGCGTCGGCGGCAGATTCTCCAGCTCGCGCAGGTAGTCAGGCTGCGTATCCATGAGGGCCTTATTGTCCTCTACCTTTGCCTGAATGAAGAAATAGTCATTCGGGTCTTCATCGGGATTGAAATTCCGATCGACGAAGACACGCTTGAAGTATGCATGCCCCGGCCCGCCGGGGTTCAGCGTGTAATACGTCCGCTTTGGAAATCCATTCGTTCCGCGCACGCAGAGATTGATCTTGCGGATCCAGCTCTCCTGCAGCTGCCCGGCCTCGTCGATGAACACCACGTCATATTCCGCGCCCTGATACTGCCCCAGGTCCCCTTCGTTTGCGCAGTACCCGAAAGAGATCGTCGACCCGTTCGGGAAGCGAAACATTTTGTCCGACCGGTTATATTTTGCGAACCCGGCAAGTTCCGCTGTCAGCTGCTCGATGTGGTTATTCTGCAGCTCCTTGTATGTCTTTCGGACGATCAGGATCTTAATGCCCGGATACCGGAACGCCAGCAGCTTCGACTTTGTCCGCACGGCCCAGCTCTTTCCGCCGCCGCGCGCGCCGCCATAGGCGATGTGCCGGTGTTTGTCCTTGAGAAAGAGCGTCTGCTTCGGCTGCGCCCGCCCGAGATCCAGCGTTCTCATTCGCTCGCGTCCTCCGCGTCACATTCCAGCAGCACACGCGGCGTCTGATCCTGCTTTTCGTCCCCGGTGTCTCTGCGATACCGGAACGCATACTCCAGCGCGAACTGCGCGCCCCGCTGAGAGTCCCGGTCGAACAGTCTTTCGGCCGTATATTGTTCCACGCGCGTCTGCGCGCGCGAAATCGAGTCCATAAATTCTTTCCTGGCCTTGTAGTTATACAGACTCTGCTTGCTGGAAAAGCCCAGTGCCAGCGCAAGCCCCGGGATTGTCGGCGGCTTCCGCCCCACCCAGACCGGAGTCCCGTCTTTCTGGTTGAAAACGATGCGCCCGTCCTCATCCCGCAGGATCTCTCCCTTGCAGCTCTCAAAATACGCCTCGATCAGCCCTTCGATCTGCTCCACGGATTCATACTTCGGTTTCCTCGCCATGGCTCACGCCTCCCTTCTGCTTTTCAGCATAGCGTATCCGGAAAATCTTTTCACCCCACGCACGCAGAATGAGCGCATACGGCGTTCCGCATGCGCTTCGGCTCTCATTCTGTTCTTTCGTAGTATCGGAGCTTCGCCGCCGCGATGCTGCACCGCACGTAGTCAAAGCTGGCGCAGTATCGCGTGATGTAGTCTGATGTCTCTCGCCGCTCAGGAAATGCGAGCACGCATTCTCCCTCGCAGCGAATCGTCTTTTTCCCGGCTGCCTGCCAGAATGGGCAGATATACTCCCTGTGCCAGTAGTCGCTCGTCTCTATCACCCTTTCGTTCTAAAACTCAACACATTTACAAGGTTTAAAGAAGGCGGCTCCCGGTCCGCTTATGTGTCTCGTTTTTGGGATCCCATACATATTTGAAATACAGGAATCCATACTGCGTGGCTCTGGACTCGACGAGGATGTAGCCGCGCGGGGCGACTGGCGGGCGCGTCGGGCTGTAGTCCCGGACCGCCTCGGTCGCGGGCTCCGGCTCCGGCCGGACGCAGCTGCGACTGGCCTTGTACCGGTGGCCGCCGAACTCCTTGCGCCAGTGGCCGTGCAGGTAGTTGGCCAACGCCGTGTAGTCCTGCCCGTGGTCTACCTTATTTCCGTTCTCATCCAGATAATAATTGTGCTTCCGCAGCGGCTTGCAGTCGATGACGCTGCCAAGGCCCCAGAGCCTGCCGAGCTCATCGGCAGGAATGCCGTCCGTGATCAGGTGCAGGTGGAAGCGGTTGGTCGATTTGCCCCGGCCGTAGACGATGACGATCTTGGCCTCCGGATACCGGTAGACCATGCGGCGGTAGAACTTATCCCGGATCCTGCGCATCTCCTGCGCGGTATGTACCTCATGTTCGGGGTCGAGCGTGAGTGTGGAGTAATAGCTCGACGGGGAGAAGTTGGCGTTGACCAGCGCCGCGAACTTTGCAGCCGAGATCCTGGTGTTGAATTCCTCGCGTTCTTCCTGCGACTGGAACCGCGGCTTCTTCGGCCGGCTGGTCTTCGGATCCCCGCCCCCCCCCCCCCCGTCAGCGCGAAA